TGTTGTTCAGGCGTTAGCTTTGAACCAGCTTTAATTTCTTCATAGTATTTAGACTTTTGCCCGTCTAAGTGGCTTTTAGCGTTGGCAACTTGCTCTTTTAACGCTATTTTTTTCTTTTTAATATCTCTTTCTTCATCTACTTCCTCGTCATACGAGAATGAATCTTCAATTAAAAATTCTATTTCATCAGATGATAAATGAGATTTAGTTTGTTTATAGTACTCTCTGAGTACTGTCATATCGTCATAACTAGAATAATCTTGGTTAAGACGAACGTAATCTTCTAGTGTACCACCGGTTTCGTCCATAAAGTCCATTAACTTTTGAACATTTTCAGGCAAAGCTTTTCCAGTTTCTTGGGCTTCGGCTACAGCTTCTTCAACTTGTTCAGTTAATTCTTCTGTTTGCTCTTGAACTTCTTCTTCAGTGATTTCTTCTAATACTGGAGCTTCTTGTGCTTCAACTTCCGGTTGTACTTCTTCTTGTTTTTCTGTGGCATCGGCATTTTCATCGACTCCAACCACTCTCTCGTTGTCAGGGTTATCTTCTTTAACTTCATCTTCTACTGGTGTTTCTGGTTTATTTAAATCTAACTTTGTGACACTATCATCAACCGGTTGTTCCACAGCTTGAGAAATGTCTAGCTTTGTAACGTTATCCGCTACGTTTTCTACATTTTCTTCCATAATATAATATAATAATAATTAATAATTGTTATCTAGGGTCAAAAGCACCTAAATCAAATCCGCTTCCTAATATATCATTACCTGCGGACTCAAAGTTTTTAGGTGGTTTTCCACTTTTTCTTTGATCTATAAGCTCACTTTGTTGTGTAGCTTGTATTTTTGTTCTTTCATCTTTTCTATTTTCCTTCATTTCGTCTTTACCTTTTACAGCTTCTACCTCCATAGACTTAAGCTGCATGTTCATTTGAAACTCTAGTTGCATCAACTCTTTTTTGTAAGCAACTTCTTGTGCTTGCTTTTGAGCTTCTAAACCAGCTTTCATTTGCTCAAGCTGTGCCTCGCTTTGTGTTTTAACTTGTTCTTTTTGAACTTCAAGCTGTGCAGACGCTTGCTGTGCTTGAATATTAGCTTGTGACTGTGCTTGTATATTTTGTTGTTGCATCAACTGATCTTGTGCTTGTTTTTTAATTCTACGTATTTTCAACAATTGATTAGCTAATTTAACATTTTTTATTTCTCTAAGATCAATAGCGTCTTCTAAGTTTATACTTTGTTGCGCTAAAGCTACTTGAATGTTGTTTTCAAGCATTGCTTTCTCTTCTTCATCTGGCATTAACTCTATAAATATACCAAAGTCATATAGGTGCAACTGCTTCATTTCTTCTAAAGTTGCAACGTTGTGAACTCCTATTTGCTGTATAAACGCCTCTCTAGTTGGTGAATATTCTATAATGTCAGAAACTCTTAAAGATAGTTGTTCAGCAATATCTTGTGTTAAAAATAAACCTGCTTGTAATATATGTCTTGTTGCAGTGTTACTATTAGCAGCGGCCATTTTCTGTATTCCAACTAAAGCATTTTTATCAGGTGTACTACCATCTCTTGCTTCATTTAACCCTGTCACATCTCTTATCATCTGTAAGTAATAGTTGTAATTACCAATTAATGCTTGCATCTTGTTACCGCCACTACCACTTGTTATCTCTTGTATCGGCACTTTACCTGGGTTCATATCACCTTCAGAAGTGAAACTTCGCCCAATAACAGAACCTGTTTGGAAGAACATGTTTAAAGCTTCTTGTGGATTATAGTTTGTACCGTTACCTAAATCTATTTCAGCTAGACCATCAGCATCTAAATAAACACCATCTGGAACCATTCTAGCTAATACTTGTTGGATTTTTAAATGCGTAAGCTGTATCATGTCAGCAAAACCAGTTATACGTCTTACAAGAGATTCTATTCTACCTTTATAAGATCTAGGTGCTACGATGCTATAGTTCATTTTAACCTTAGTGTAATCACTTTTAGGTCTAACCATGTTTTTAGCAAGCTCCCATTTTAACAGTTTATCTGTGCCTAGTATTACAGCTCCTTCGTATAACACTTCAACTGATCTTGATAGTTTATCAAAGTTAGTTGATTCATCTATAACTGGATTAAACTTATCTGTTTTAGGTATTGCTTTGGAAGCTCCACTACCAGTAGTTTTTACTTTGTAAACCTCGTTCATATATGTTTTATAATTAAAATATAAAACTTGAACTTTATTAGGGTCTATACCACCTCTGTTTGCAAAGTTACCATCGTAATTAGAGTTGTTGTACGCAGGGTTTTTAACTATGTCTTCAAGCTCTACATTAGTCATGTTTGGAAACTGTTTTACAAGTTCATTAACAGGTATTGATTTAACCTCACCAACATAGTATATGTCTTCAAAATAAGGCGACTCAGTGTAAGAATATATAAGGTTAGCTGGGTCAACATATTTTACAGTAACACCCTCAGAAGTATTAAAACTTGTTTTAACAGCACCTACGCCTAACACTGTTAAATCATAGTAAAATCTTTTTTTAGTTAATTCATATTTATTACCTTCTAACAAAACGTTTAATGCTTGCTCCTCTGCCATTTCTACGGACTGCTTGTATGTTAGCTGCATGTGAAGATCTAGTTCCTCTTGTGTTTCAGGTAGTTCTTCTTTTTTGTTTTTGTATAAATCAACACCAAAAGCTTCAGCCGCAAAATCATTTAATTGCGACGCAATAATATCGGCTTGTATATTTTCCATATACTTTGTTCTTTTCGCAACTCCATATGGGTCTTGTGAATAAGCTTTTATGTCGTATGTTCTTTCTGAAATACCGTTTACAACAATATCTACAAACTTAGATATAATAGGTACTGGTTTCCAGTCTAAATTTAAATAAGATAAATCACCGTTTATAGATAGCTCGTCTTTATATTTTTGTATTGACTGCTCTCCTCTTGCGTATAGTTTTAACCTGTGAAAATCATTTCTTTGTGAGTCAAATTTATTAGTACCTCTATCATAAACGAACCATTCGTTTTCAATAGCTTTAGCAACCTTGAGCCCATACTCAAAACTTCTTTTTTCATCGTCACTAACTACTTGACTAGGGAAATAACTTCTTATAACTGATTCAGCCATATTTATTTTATTAATTTAGATGTACTACCTGTGTTTGTGTACCTAGCAATACTTATGTTTAATTTTTGTTTTTCTATTTTTACGTTTGGTGCGTATAAATGTCTGTTGTTAGCCATGATGGCAAGTCCAGAACTTATAGATGCATCAAACTTTGTTCTTTTGTTTATGTCAAACTTAGCCCAGTCGTTTAGCAAGTCATTAAAATAGCAGTCACCAAACGATCCATCTTTTTTCATACCCACGTGATCTTGTATGTACATTTCAATTGCAGCTGCATGAGCTTGTTTTATATCTTCACTTGAGTTAGGTATTCCACCAACTTCTTTTTCTGCAGTAGATAATTTATTCCAAACTTTATCAGGTCTGTTCATACTAAAACCTCTGTAACCACGTCTTCGTAAATAATACAATAGACGAGGTTTATTATTCTCTGCAAGTAAAGGCATCCCGTAAAATACTAACGCCATTAGAACGTCTTCAAAGAATATCTCTGCGGTCTGAGGTCTTGCTAAATACTCTAAGAAAAAGCTATTAGCAGGTGCATCTTCCATTGAAAACCTTGTCAAGCCGTGCAATGCGCCTTTTGATCCTTTACCATCTACTGTTCCTGATATATCGTAGCTGTCACAACCAAAAGCACCCATATGTTCATTGCCTGGGTGTTTAACGCCGTTTTTTATTATAACGTTGTTTTGCAGTTGTGATGGTGGTGTCCAGCTTAATTTAAATCTACCTTTATTATCTGGGTAGAATATTACTGTTGAATCTTTAACACCATTAACCCATTGGAAATTACCTCTTGTTAAAGGTAGTGTTGATGATAGCTCTTCGTTGTAATCTATTTGCTCGTATAGTTTGACTAAGTTAAATATACTATTTTTAGTCTCATCTCTAAATGCATGTTCTTCTGTTCTTGGAAACTGTCTGTAAAATTCATTTAAAGCATCTTGATCATTTTTAAGACCATCAGCTTCATTTTGCCAGTTCTCTACAACACCTACATCTATTAACTCCCCATGGGGATCGAAGACTTCATGATCCGGAGTATCGAAGACTGGGCGTCCATGCTCATCAATAAATCCTTCGTAGTTCCACTCCATTGGGATAAAAAGAGAATATAAACCAGACGCTGTCTGTCCATTTCTGTTTCGCTTAGTAACGTTTGATGCTCCATATAATTTTTTAAAGTTGTCTCCACCTTTGTCTAGTGAGTTTGAAGTTGAGCCCATCATACATTTACCTATAATCCTACTACCTAATCGTAAACATGTTTTTGTAACTCTCCAGTTGTTTAATATATTATCGGGTCTTTCCCACTTACCACTTTCATCATGTACTAACAGTTGAAGCTTTTCTCCGTCATAACTGTTATCACCTGTATTTTTCCAATCAATAGTAGTATCAAGTCCAGCCAAGTCTTCCTGCTTTTCATTAGCAGTAATTTTTTTACGCGTGAACTTACTTGCAGGAACCCTATAAGCAAGCTCAGACTTAGGTCTGTCCATACCGTCTTGAATCGGTTTAAAAAAGAAAGGATAGTTGATCGATATTGGAACCACCTTGTCTGTAAACATTTTCTTTGCATCACTACCTGTTTTAGATAATATACCAAACCTAGCATCACTTGATATTGTAGCTTGATTAACTGTTTCTGCCGATGACATAAAAGAAAAACCAGATCGTCTGTTTTTAAGGTAACACATACCATAACATCTTTTATCTGCTTTACAAGCTTCCCAAAATATATAAAATAACCTATTAGCTTCTCTAAAATCAGGTGCACCTACGTCAATCTTGCTCCACTGCAGATACATATAATGTGTACCTGTTATATATGTTGGTGTTCCGTCGTTATCAAACCAAAACCCTTCATCTCTGCGTTTAAACTCCTCATCTATATAATCAAACCAACTAGACTTTTTTTCTTCAGGATATGCTCTCCAATCAAATATATTTTTAAGCCTTGCTAATTCTTTAGGATATTCAAACTGCTCCCACTTTTTCTTTTTACTACTGTAAACGTTTCTAGCTTTTGGTAATGCTATTTGAAGATTTTGTATTTCATATATATCACCTATCTCACCAGTCTTAGATATAACAATAATATCGTGGTCTTTGTCATAACCGTATTTCCACTTTCTTTTTTTATTAAGCCTACTTATAGTGGTTTTTTTTATAGGTTCTACTATGTTAACTAAATTTTGCTTGTACATTACTTAGATCTACCCTCTGCGAATCCTTTAAAGACTTTTTCCTTTTTCTCTTCAGGTGTTTTTCCCTCAAGCAAGTTTTCTTCTTCTTGTATTCTGTTAAGTATTTCAAATGCGTCAAATATAGCTAGTTTTTTAGTAGCTGCAGCGTTCTTCAATCTATCAGCTGATATGTCATCGTCAGAATCTACAATAGCTTCTTTAGCGACTTTAATCAGTTCTTCAACCGCCCTGTGCCCAGCTTGGATTATATTCTTCTTCGTTTCCTTGATATTCATATTTAATTGTAATAAATTGTGTCATAACCCTGTATAGTCTTTGACCATCTATAACGAATTCATATTCATCATCTGGACTAAAGCCTACTAAATCGTCTTTCTGTAAACCAGTGGCTTCTAAACCATCATCTAGGTATTTTAAAACACCTATTAAAGGTTCTTCAATATTAGTATCTAAATTATCTTTAGAAACTATTGGTTTTACAAAGCAATACCCTTTTGAAGCTCTCCAATCAGTATCTTTTGATTTGTACAGGAATATTTGCTCCTCAGATATGAAATAAGTTTCTTCATCGAAAAAACTTCTACTATTCTTTTCTTCACCACGCATGTTATGCCATCTTCTAAATACATTGTGGTGTAGTATAACCTTATCACCAACCTTTATGTTTGTCTTACCTATTAATGGTACAGACTTTACAATAGCTTCCCTGCTTACAAACTGGTGGTTGAATATTTCAGTATTAATTACTAGTTCTTTATCACCTATTTTTTTGTGTTGTTGTATCTTGATTTTATAGGTGAAACTACGAAATCATAAACACTTTTCATTAATACTGTAAATTATACTCGACTGATACAGCCATGTTTTTATTAAAATCTTTCCAAGGCAAAACATCATTACCTTTTTTAATGTACACGCTGTATTTATCGTCTTCTTCTATAATATCACATATAGTATGACCACCATATACGTCTTGCCCAATCCTC